GATTCAACCTCACCGATCCAAAGATCGGAATAGAACCTTTGAGCGGTGAAAGGGGTGACAATCTGAAGATCACCCGCGCCCGTGTGTCCTGACCAAGCGACGCTAAAGTATAGATCGACAAAGTGCTCTTGACGGAAGTAATAGCCGTACTGCTCACCGCTCGTATACGTCGGAACGCCTGCGGTAGTACCTCCCTGTACAACGGGTGCCCACGTCTCACTTTCCCCGCGTAGCGTTAGGAAAATGCTTTCTAGTGCCTTCGATACCTCGCTACGGTTTTCATAGTTTAGCTCTCGATTTGATACGTTAGATCTTACGGTCAAGTTACAATCCTCCCGGCTTCCTGGAACCAATAACGGAACGCGAACACTTCAACTTGCGTTTGTCCGGTCTCGGCATCGGCTAGTTGATCCTCGCTTAGGTATCCATGAAGTTGTATAGCATCTCCGGTAACACCTACGTCCATATGAACCCATATCTTATCTTGGAATTCTCCGTTGCCCGTGCAATCAATTTCCTGTGATACAACAACCTCACTATCATAGTCCGTCATGCAATCAACGGTGAATTTCTGGTTGTCCTGCCGATCAACTAAAAATTCAACGTGGCCTAGGGAACATTGAATTCCTGCCTCTTTGAACGGGTTGAGCTGGCCGGTTAGAAACTCGAAGTTGAAATTTGTGGGTGTCGCTATCCAAGTGGTTTCGTCCTGGGCGGCTGTAATGTCTTCAACAAAGTAGACGTATCCCGTTGCGCCACCTGCAAGAATTATCGGATACCCCGACTGCAATTGACCGTCGCCCCACTTCACATTTACGTTGTCTGCAACCGTTCCTTCGAGATCTTGAAAGGTGATATCCTGGGCCGTCTTCCACTCACCAAAACAAAGCGCTACGGATTCGTAGATTGAAAACGTGCCTTCCTCGTATTGGATCACTAAATATTGATCGTTCCTTGTTGTGATCTCTTCAGTGCTGGGATATGCAATCAAACCGCGCTTGTAATGGTCATCACGGATTGCGTAGGCTCGTGTTATAGAGTCGTTATCAAAGGTGTTTGTGACTAGATTGGGAATCTTCGTATCAATGTTAAATGCTGTCTGTCCGTTCGTCGCAAAGAGACCATCGAGACCAATAGACGAAACGTATTCATCAAAGGACAATGTACCGAAAGTCGACGCACTTTGACGGTTTGTGATTAACTGTTCCCAAATGAAAGGAAGATCCGGGTTTTGCGTATAACGTAGGCGCCAAATGGAGCGCTCAAACTGTACGATTAGTTGGTTGCTGAGGAATCGAGCGCTAATGATTTCCTCGTTTGAAGCTGCATCGGTAAAGCCACCCTTGCCGAATTCATCATCAAGCCATATACCGGAAGCCCCACGCTGCGACCATCTAGCACGCTGACGGAAAGGGGTGTTACTTCCTGTGTTTTCTACGGTATTCAGTAGCACTATACGATCTTCCCAAAAGAAAACCATTAGGGCCGTTGTGACTGTGTGACTACTTCCATTTATCGTAAGAGTTTGGGTTGCTATGTCGGTGCCGTCCCACGTCTTAATCACGCTTGAGGTGTCGAAATCCACAAACCATATCTTGTCATCTTCCGCGGCTGCCCAAACCAGATTAGTGCTGCTCCAATTGGCATACGAGCCACCGCTGGTGTCCTGGGGGAAAAAATATTGATTGGATGTATTAAGCAAATGTAAGCGAGTGGTGTCTAGCGCTATAAGCTGTTCGGTCCCGTCGTTATCCTTGAATCTGAAAATACCCCGGATAGGTGAGCTTGTCGTATCATCGACATAGTCGGCAATTACTGCCGCGCCGGTCGTGGCATCAAAATCGACATCAATAGCCCCGGTGGTATAGTCGATTGTGCCGGTACCGTTTCCGGTGAATGTACCTAGACCATTATCAATTAGCTCTTGCGCGCCGCCGACTTCGTACACCTTTAGAGATCTAGGGATTACCGAAAGGTTGGCTAGGGTGTGAGTGTAGTTTGTTGATCCCGATGTACCAACGGCCTCCGCTAGGTTTTCATGCCCACACTGACCGTATATGGTCTGTGCTGAACGTTTTGAAAGCCTGCCATCGGTAAGCCGCATGTTGCGAAGATTCTCGAAAGACTGGGCCGGTGTTAACCAAGGATCGCCGTAGCGGTTTAGTCCCGACTCATTGCGGAAGTCTGCAACTAGAAAAGGCTGATAAGTCATTTTTCAACCCCCATCCAGCCTATTACACGCTGACGGAGAGAGTTTTTTGATTGGATCATGTTTTTCGACTGCTCCCTAAGCTGATATTTGATGTACTCGCGTGTTTGCTCTAAGACCGTCTTAAAGGAGCTATCTAGGTCGTTGACCTTGTTTCGCTGTTCTTCTACCGCTTGTTGTACTCCAACCATTCGCCCGTGAAAGTCCTGTTGCATAAGCATTGCTCGAACGGGGGCGCAATCTTCAATTAGTTCCGTTTTTCCGCTGTCGCCTTCTTTCCACCAGGTTTCAACGAAGAACGGGCACTTTTTGCCGTGTTCCTTGAAAAATGGGCACTCTTCCTTTTTGCAAGTTCCTTTCACATTACACCGCCGGGTCGTCTATGGCACAAAGAATCCCAACGCGTCCCGCTGGTCTCCATTCATCGCCGTGATTGTGAGCTGTACCACCACCGGTAGACGATGTGGCTTTTGTTCCCCCGCTAGACTGTTGATACCGTGTTGTATCTGCCGATCCTCTTGTTATTATCTCAGTGCTGAAGTTGCTAAACCCGTGTGTGTGGGCCGGTATTTCAGCTTCAACAAGCGTATGATCGGGTTGTGTCCAAGTGCCCGCACTCTGTCCGCCTGCCGTGTAGGTAGCACCACCCACAACGGCTAAAAGGGCATCACCTAAGTCATCTACGATGGTCCAACCCGCCGGGGCCGTGTCACGATAGAAAAAGGTTATTGTGCCCTCTGGGAAAAAGTCCGGTATCTCTGTGAAATCAGTTAGACGGGTTGAGGTCAAAACGGTCTGCAAGGCGGTCCAGTTGGCTAGAACTCCGGTCATCATCGTAGCGGCTGTGTCTGCGTCTGCCGGTTTGTCTGGGTCCCATGCCATTTAGTCTTTCCTCGCGATTATTCCGACTCTTGCCAACGGGCGATATGTATCGCCGTGATTGTGTGTCCCGCCTCCGCCGTAAGAACTGCTTGTAAGCGTCCCGGTAGCGAACTTGTAACAAGTTGTGTCTGCTGATCCACGTTGGTTTAGTCCCGTGGTTAGGGGGCTAAGTGTATGCGTGTGGGCCGGTATTTCATCTTCAACAAGCGTATGATCGGGTTGTGTCCATGTCCCGGCCGTATCTGCGCCCGCTGTGTACGTTGTGCCGCCTTTCACCGCTAGGAGGCTATCACCTAGACTTGTTTGAATCGTCCAACCTGTCGGCGCTGAATCTGCGTAAATCCACATATCAGTACCGGAAGGCACGTAATCGGGAATTGGTGTTCCGGCATTAAGTCGTGTTAATTTACACACTGCTTGTATGGCTTCCCAATTCTGTCGAATATAGTTAGACCCAACGGGTATATTTCGTTGGTTCGTTGGCTCGGCGGCTCTCCACGTCATCCTAGTACCTCCCTACGACACGACCGGAAAAGAGCTGTTGCCCCGTCCTGACCTGTGCGGTGCTTTTGTGCTCTTCGTACATTTCGCGAAGCGTATTAGCCCCGTCAAGATCTCGCGACGCTGTGAGTTTTTCTATTGCTGTCCCGTACGCAATAATAGGCCCCCATTCCTCTCTTGTGGGTGTCTGTGTCCCGGCTGTCAAGGTCGTGGGGCGCAAAACACTCTGTATTTTAACGGGATAAATTGCATCTGGCGGGTGCCTGAAAACAATATTTCCACCGTAAATTAATGCGTGTTGGGGCCGCTGCTCGTCGTACGTGCTATTTTGCGGGAACCTATCATAAAAACTCTCGGGATCTAGCCAAACACGGGCCTTGATGTTATTAACGTACAGAGGCGCTTGTATAACGGTCGCCTCATCGTCGTTAATTGCATAAGTGTCCGTAGATGCAACGGTATTAAATTCATACCAATCAAGCAACTCGCCCGGCTGAACTTCAAGCGGGAACTTGTAATAATAGTACCGGTTGATATCGTTGCCCAGGTCCGTATCAGAATACGCGGCGCCCTTCTTTTGGGTAAGAATGCGCACGTATGCTTTGATTTGGTCTAAATCCCATAGAGCCATTTATTTTACCTCTTTAAGCGGTCTAAGTCCGTCAATCCCTTCAGGTGAGTAAGGAACGTGCACCGACTCGCCATCTCGGTTTTCTAGCTTGTAATAGTCGCCTGTCCTTTGGTCCTTCCAAAAGGTATCAAGGATCTGTACGAAATACATATTTTCATAAGTATTCGTAGGCTGCAAGTTGCCGTGATTGTCTTTTTCCCAATGACGTTTTTGAATGTTATTGAGGTGGTCGGCAATCTCGGAAGGTAAGCAATAATCTGTGTTGTCTGACAAGCGGTATTGATCTTGCTGCTTGCAAAACTCAAGTGCTGAACCTCGCTCGCCGGGCTTGAAGTTACGAAACTTAGCCAATACCATAGGTATAGGCTCATCTTTAGATTTGCGCTCTTTCTTCCCTTTAGAAGTGCGGATCTTGATTTCGTCTTCCCACTCGGACAAGTTTTTTTCTTTAGCTTCTAAAGAGTCCATCATAGCTTCCATCTTGGCCGCTTGCTCTTCTAGTCGCTTTTCCATCAACTCTAGTCTTAGATCTTGGTCACTCTTCATGGTCTTTTCCTCGCCTGATATAACGGGGAAGTTCATAGAGTTTTCATCAGATTTTTTCTTTGCCATTTACTGCTTGTCCTTAAAGGTTATAAAGAGGGGGAGAAATCCCCCTCTTAGATTATCTAACCAATGTCGCCAAGAGCTTCAAAGGCCATGTCATCAAGTTCGCAATAAACTTCCATAACATCCCCGTCTACTCCAACAACACTAGTACCAAGCGTGATACCCGCACCGCCATTATCTTTCTGGTTGGCGCTTACATTCTGAGCAACACCAGCGCTTGCATAAGCGGTGAATGCGCTAGAATCAACATCAAGTGTTATTGCTGAACTTGAAGCCGCGACTACCTTATAATGTGCGTTGTTGATCTCTACCATTCCGACTACGGCGCTGATATATACATAATCACCAACTGAGGCCGTATTGGTCGCTGTTACGACTGCTTGAGTAGCTGCCGAAATTCCTGTGATTGTATACTTGTTTTCAGCGAAGTTAGACGCATTGTAGCGTGTAACACCGTTGGACGTGATAATCACGCTGTTTACTTCACCGTCACCGGTTTTACGCATGTATGCGTATCCGTTGGCCATGCCTTCAGACCATTGAGCTTCAACGTTTGTATTGTCCGTTGCAAACTTGGTCTTGTTAAGGATACGTACTTTAGTCGGCGCGAATCCTACAATCAGATTGTAAGCAGCTCCACCCGACGTAAGGCTAAAAGATCTCGATTTCATGACTTATCTCCTATGTTAGTCGGTTGAACGTGTGCACTGTACTTTTCTGATCCAGTTCTGGTTTAGAAGGATCGCTGTGTGAAGCGTCTTCCAACCTTGTGTAGCCCGCTGATCCAATGGATCCTCAGTACCACCGCTACCAAGCTCCTTGAAGATATGTCTTGCAATACCTTCTTCAAGCTCTACAACACCGTAAGAATCCTGACCGCATACAAAGATGTTGTATGTGTCTGGGGTTGTACTTACGTCGATAGATCCTAGGGGCGATAGGCACCATCGGATATTATCGGTTGATCCCCACTCGGCGTCCATTTTGAACTGTTGATCTGGGTATCTGCTGGTAGGCACAAACGACGCTAGTGACTGAAGATCACGCATCAATTTAGTGTGGCCCATTGCCCAAAATGCTTCACGAATCGGTACGGTGCCTTGCTTATTATCGCCAGGGATAACAGGGCTGAACATGTCCGCGGAAGCATTCAAAAGAGTCTCTACCACGATATCTAAATCTTGGTCTGTCATCTCTGTTGGGGTATTGGAATTGTCGCCAAATTCACAGGCATAGACGGAGGCTGTAGCCTCTAGCTCTTCCATTGTGACTTGGTCGACCGATTCTCCCATCTGCTGACCCAACAACTTAGCGTTGTCGTTTAGCGTTGGGGAATCAACCGTATACTGAACAACATCCGTAACGGTAAGGTAGTCGCCATACTGGGACACATCCGCTTGAATGTCGATCACTTGCAGTTGCTTGCCGGCCGGTGTTACACCCTCAG